TGAGGCTTGAAGCGCAGGCGCTGGCATCGGTGGTGACCATGTCCATCTCACCAAAAGACTGAGCGATACGACCCGCATAGACCTGCGTCAACGTGAATGGCAGGAACTTGTAGGTATAGGTCAGGCGGGAGTTGTACTCCCTCTGCCCGATGCCAGCAAAGTGTGCGTTGCCACCAGCAAGAATAAATGCAGTCTTGCCCACAGGGTTTTCCCGTAGATAGGTCAACAACTCAGGGTCAAGAACTTTCTCCGCCAGCTTGTGGGGGACGTAGACCAGACCAGATTTTGTGCGGTTGTAGGTGTCTGGAAACCAGTTCACCTTTTGGGGGTAGATGATGTCGTCAAATAACTCGACGTCTTGCGTAGCGGCTGTTCGGTAGTGGGTGAGATAAATCACTTGCACACCTCGATGACTTCTTCCATAGAGGCTGGCTCTTTGGTCTTGTTTGCCATCACGAGGTCATGGAGTTCCTGCACAGACTTAGGCGACCACTCCTTGCTGACGGCATCATCAATGCCATAGAGTTCGTCAAAGTACATCAGCATGACCAAGCCGTCTAGACTGTCCAATCCGATGTCTTGAAATATATCATCCATCGACTCAGCAATGGATGCCTTGGTGTGGGCGGGACGCGCCACCTTTGCCACATAGTTAAAAATTTCAATGAAGTTCATGTTGCCGTTTCCTCAGTAGGTTGATTGACTGCTCCGACCAGTGCTGATGCCCAGTCCTGCCAGTTCTCATAGATATAGGGGCCGGGGATACCTTCGTTCGTGAAAACGTCGATAGCCTTTAAACCTGCCGCCCACTGCTTCCACTCCTCTTCGGGAGTGTTTGAAGATAGCTGTTGCGCCGCATACGCCTCGCACATGAGACTCGTCCACGACTCCCATGTCTGGTATCGAGGGTCGTATACAAGCGCAATTGCCATCTTAATTTCCGTAAGGTCTGACGTCGCCCAGCGTAACGCTCAACAACACCTTACCCATTTGGTAATCACCACCGCTCACGTTACTTCTAAAACGTAAGCGAATCTCGCGCCTTTGCTGGCGCATATCAATCTTGCCTGTATCTGGGTCAAACGGGTACTCTTGAGAAGGTACGTCTGACGACTGGGCGTAAGGACGACCTGTGACCTGCAAGGTCATCTCACCCTCTTGGATGAAGTCAGGCTCGACGCGCTCCAAGTTGACCCAGAAGTTCTCGCCCACAGGCGCGGTCTGGGCAGGCCCACCAGCCACAAAGCCTAAGTCACTGGTTTGGAAGTAACTGTCGATGGCGTTAGATGACTCAAAAATCACCTCGTCAGTGCCAATCTCGTGTTGCCAGAGGGTAACCCTGCCTGCTGTTTCATTGAACGTCACAGGGACGGTTGCAGACGCCGTGGCGGGCTTGTTCAGCGTGACAGTGAAGTAGTTGGGTGTCGCGCTTGGTGCAATGGCAATTACAAGCGAAATGTTTGTGATACCTGCGCCAATGACTTGCTGACCCAACAACACCAAGTTGGTGTTTGGAATTTCAATGTTGGCACTACCGTTCACCGTGGTTGCGGTGGTGGAGAAAACTTCGGTCAACTCGCTCTTGGTTGCGCCAGCGTTGATGGGGAAGCGGAATACTGTAGAGAAGAATCCAGCGGTGCGATACGCGCCCAAGGCTTGACCAGCGTCATACCAGCAGTCTTCTCGGATGTTGTAGATGATGCAGTCGTTGCACTCTTCAGACTCACCAGACGGAAAGAACCACCAGATTTCGCCAAAACGAGGAACCTTGTTGGCAAACACTTTTTGACGCTGTGAATAGTTCAAGTTGTCAAAGAAGTAGTTCTGGTTAAACGTGTTCTTGATTTCCTTGACCACACCGTTGTAGAGCAGGAATCGGTCAACGCCAATCCAGTAGTAGATGCCGTCGTATTCAATCACGCACTGACTGGAGAGGATAGAAGACTGGCTTGTAATGATGTCATAGCGCCAATAAAACGTCTGAGGTGAGCCTGCGACCGTCACAGTGGTAGGTGTGTAGCTAACGCGAATCAGAGAGTCCAAAGACCAGAACAAACCAGATGGCGCGTTCGAGCCACCACGCACTGGGAGACCCTTAACAATTTTGGTCGAAGACACGTTGGTCTCGTTGGCGTCTGCGCCGTTCCAGTTGAATGGATTGCCTGCGGTGCAGTTCTTGATAAGACCGTTGTCGCCATAGACAAAAACGTAAGGGTGAAGCACCACCACACCACCAGAGACTTCAATTAAGTCACCTGATGGCGATGAGCCTGCGGTGTCAGCCAAAGGAGCCAAGTTGGTTCCGCTGATGTCACCAGCAAACACGATGGTGTTTACGATGGCATCAATCTGCGCAAGGTTTTGACCTGCGTGAGCAATGAGCAGTTGGTCGTTGCTTCCTTGCGAATCAAACATGGAGTCAAACTGCCACAGGTTCAAATCGCTTGGAATGAATGAGCCATTGACGGTAGCAACAAGGACAGAAAAGCCTGAGCCAGTTCCGCCAATACTTGCCGCTGGGGCGCTCAAGACGTCGCCCACGTTGTAGTAGTTGCCACCGTTGGTGATGGTAACCCCTGTCACAGCGTTGCCAGCAACGACGATGGTGGCTATTGCGCCAGAGCCTGTGCCACCAGTCAATGCTACGCCAACGTAGGTTCCGTTGGTATATCCAGCACCACCCGTAATCGCGCCCCGCGTCAAAATCTTGGAGCCAATATTGATTGCTTGAATGCCAGAGCCAATACCGTTGTTGTCGATGTTGACGACTTCAAGACCGTTGTTGTAGCCGTTGAAGACTTGGTTGTTGCCGTCTACAGAGTTGACGTATAGACCACGGGAGTAGCCTTTAGCGTCACTGGTGATGGCGCGGTAGCCACCAATCTTGCGCGGACGCCCACGTTGAAAACGCACCCAAAGTGCGTCTGTGTAGAAGTTCATATCGAAAATCGTGCCGTCCCGTTGGACACCGGGCAACGTGTCGATGGTAAAAACCTTCTTGACCATTAGAACGCTCCGCCAGAGATGCCACCTGTAAAGTTGCCTGTCCCAACAATAGCCAACCCAGTCGCTGAAAGCGTGGAGCGCAATACACCCAAAATGGCAAGGTTAAACTCACCAGAGGAGGCGCGGTAGATACCTGTCGAGGTCTCACTGGCAAAATTCAAAGCGGGCGAACTCACCGTGCCGTTAATCAGCGAGATGGCGGTAGAACCAGCCAGCACCGTGTTGGCGTTCACCAAGTTGACGGAGTCGCAAATCAGCGTGGATTGCTGGTTAGAGCCAATCGTAGCGGTTGAGCCACCCGTGTTTGTGGTCAAGGTAATGGTGAAGTTTGATGCGCCACCCACGGTAGCGTTTTGAACGTAGTACACCTGCACCGTCGGAGGGACGATGATGGTGACGTTGCCCGACAAGGTTCCTGTGTATTTCTGCACCACGTTTGACGCCTCTGCGGCGGTCAAGGTGTAGGTTCCAGTGGTGACAGCCTTTGTCAGTTGGGTGAAGGCAAACTGCGTGTTCTTGCCTAAGCCAACGGTGTAGAACGTCGTTCCAGAGCAAACAATGATTGCTGAGTCAGTTGGCTGAAAAATCAAAGAGGCAGAACCGTTGATGGTATTGCCACCAGTTCCTGACACAGTCAGCGCACCAGTACCGCCATTACGCAAAAACATAAACCAGTTGTCGCCAAGTGTGGCGGCAGAATCCAGCGTCAAAGTACCCGCACCGCCTGTCCACACATAAGTGCTTGAGCGGTCAGAGGTCAATGCGGTGTAATTTGAGGAGAAGTTGGTTACTGGCTGGGACTGGTTCAGTGTCTGACCGATGGCAATCAAACCATAGCCCGCAAGGGTCGCGGCGTCTGCACCAGAGGAGCCAATACCAAAAGCGATGATGCCCCAAGTGCCTGCGGTCGTGGCGTTGGTGACGATGTAGATGTACTGGGCTTGCCCCGCCGCAATCGTGACAATGGTGTTTGCGCCTGTGTAGTCTTTGACCGTTACAGCAACAGCGCCGACGTTGCGAATCAGGGCGTCTTGACCGACCGATGCTTGGTTAGCAGGAGGCATCCACAACTCGTTTGCAGTGGTGGTGGTCGACACTTCCATGATTCGAGCGGCGGCGTCATCAGTCGTTGTGCCGTTGATGGGCCATTCCAACTGCAAGTCAGTCGTCAGGATGATACGGCGGTAGGAAACGTCAGTCGGTTGAACGACGTTGCCTGTGAATGGTGAGTTAAATGACATGATTAGGTATCCAATACAGTTGCTTGACGGTCACCAATTCGCTGTACATCCTCAGACTTCAAGGTCTGAATAATCAGGTCGTAGTTCTGTTGCCACATCGGCATCCGTTCATCGTTCTTGATGTACGGCATAGCCTGCAACAATGACCCATACAGCAACGCCTGTGGGGCGTAGATGGTGAACCAATTCGTTTGGTTAGAAGAATCAAGCGGCTGGAGTCGCTCGTAGTACAGAACCTCATACTCATACGCCAAAGCAGGCGACGGAGCAACAAGCCAGTGGGTGTAGTCGTAGTCGCCGTAATACTCTGGCGCACCAGTCACTGTGGCGTCTGGGTTGTACTCGCGCAGGTATTCGTACTTACGAAGCAATACAGGCTGTTTCTGACCCGCTACGGTGACGTTCATAGACACTGTTTTGTGCCAACGGGCAGGCTTGTCGATGATGGGCTGACCAATCACCATGTTAGAAGTTTGCACCGTCAGGTTGCCAAGGAACTTGATTTGGCTGGCAATAATTTGCTCTGCCAACATAATGAACAGAGGAATCTTGGCGAGGGTATCCGCGTCAGTTCGGTCTAGGTAAGACTGGATGTTTTCGACTAAAGAGTCGTAAGTCATTACCGATGCGGTTGCCATATTTACCCCACGTTTCGTTCAAAATGTGGACAATCCACCAGTGATTTAAAGTTTCCACCCCAGCGGTTTTTAGGGTGCAAAGTTTCCCAATATGCACCTATTGGTGCAAGGATGCCCTTGTCCCATATTATCTGCCCATCCTTGAAGAAGTTCAAGTCGATGGCACAGCGCTTCAAGTGAATGGAATTCATGGTCTTGGAGCGGCCTGCCTTGACGTGTAGAGCCTGCTGTTCAGGTGTACGGGCCAACTCCCCGCCAGTGACCATAAAACCCTGCTCTGTGGCGTATTGGATGAGTTTGCAGGCATCCAACAAGAATGCGGCTTGTTCTTGGCTCAGGCTCATTCTTTGCCTCCTTTGCGCATCTCCATGACCTTCTCAACGGTGCGCCCGCCAAAATAAGCGGTCATTACGAGCATTCCCCACTGACCCAGCAGAGAGACGTAAGACTCTTGCACGTTGATTCCTGCGGCGCTCAGGCCAGCAAACAGCAGGTAGGCGGTCAGAATGTAGACCAGAGTCATTGGGCGAATGTTCTTTGACATCCAAGAGTCCGAAGACATATCAGCCTGCCAGCGCTTGCTGACGTTGTCCTCTTGGTTGGCTTGCGCGGCGAGGAGGGCTTTGAGTTCTTCCTGCTCGATACGAGCCTTCTCAATGCCCAACTCAAGCAGACGCTCTTCGTGGTCAAATTGAAGCTGGCGCAGTTTCTCAACGTCAGCAGGGCTTGGGTTATCGGAAATCTTCACGCCAAGCGTTTGCTCAACAACTTCTTTGCCCTTTGCTTGGATTGCAGAAGACAAAAGGCCCAGACCATTCTGAGCCAATGTACCGAGGAGTGATGCAACTATTGGAATCATTTATCTTCCTTCTTGAAGGTTGTTTTCATGCCTGCCCTATCTTCCAATATGGCAATGTGTAGGCGGTTAACCTGAATATCATCCCTGTTCTTTTGAATTTCTTTTTCAAGGTCTTGACGCAGTTTTTCACGCGCCAGTTCGGCTCCAGTGTTTGAAGCCTGCTTGTTGTCTGATGTGACCACAAGCGAAATTTTGCTGTTGAGAATGGTGACCTCATGCGCCAAGTTTGACAGGGCGCTCATCAGGTAGACGACGCAAGAAAATAACAGAGGGAGAAGAGCAAACGTAATCTTCTCAATGAGTTGGCCTTTTGCTTCCATGCTTTGAATTTTTTCCTCGCTCATAGTCCAAGCACCTTCTTAACAAATTCGGCGGCAACGCCGGGGCCAAGCAACACGACAGCAATGAGTATGTACAAGAGGTACTCAATCCTGTTCATGCGCTTGGAACCATCATCGAAGCGGGCCTGAATACCCTCGTACCTCTGAGCGCAAATCGCCTCGTGGACGCTTAGGCGCTTATCAGTCTCGGTGGCTAATTCATGAACCGCTTCCATGCTTACTCCGCTTTAGGTTGCTCAGTCATGTTGGCTTGCGCTTCCTTCTGCAAAGCCTCAATGAGTTGAAAAGTCTCTTGGTACGGGCGTTGACCCAAGTAGCCAAGAATCTGGTTGACCAGTTGTGTTGAGAGAGTCAGTTTTTCCATTGCCATTTCCTTCAAAAATATCCGCTGTTATGGGTCAGCGGTTCACCCTTATTCGTCAGCAGGCTCAGGCGTGTTGCCTTCGGCTACCCACTTCAAATATGCTTGGTAGTCTGTGTTGTCTGGGTCAAATGGTATTTCCCATCCATCTGAGCGCAAAACAGAGGTAACTCTATCTTCAATTTTTTTAAGTTTATAAGTAATCATTTATAACTCCGCAGAATAAAGAAGTGCCGCAGTCGTATCGTTATTTGCTCTTATAATAATTGTTTGACCTGCCGACCCAGCGTTTGGACTGGTAAATCCCATGCCAACAATAGGATTGCCCCCTTGGTCCGCAAGACCAAGCCCTGTTAATGTCCCTGATACAACACCTAATGCAACAAATGAACCATTTTGAGAAAAAGAAGGTGCCGCTCTCATTACAGTTGACAAAGGTATTACAAATCTAAATGACGTTGCTCCAGATGCGTATGATGTAGCGATAGCAAAGTTGTCATAACCACTTCCAGTTGTAATTGCCGCTATCTTTTGAAAATACCTCTGACACAAAGCCAACTCAGTACCAATCGAACGATAGTCAAACGATGTGGCTACAGTACCTACTTCTAGTTGAACACCAGTGATGTATAAGTAGGCAGATGCTGTACCTACAACAGAGACTGCGCCTGTTACACTCATTGAGTTTGCGCTTGCCCACGCATTAGCAGTTCCACTAAATGAAGAACCCATGCCCAAACTAAAATTAACTCGAATACAGCCAGCATTTGAAGCGCCAACCCAAGTTCCTCCTGTATCACCAGCAACAGTTACGCTAATTGATGTCCAAGTGTTTGCTGTTGAGATTGAGTAAGTAAATGGATAACTTCTAGTTTGTGCGGCATTTTGAATTGCACCGCCAAATGTTCCTGTCAATGAAGAATAAACTTGAAACGACAAAGTAACAGTTTTAGCGTTAGCAGTTCCCCACCCTAAATCAGCCGAATTAAAACCTTCAATAATTTGACCAATACCAAAATAATCGTTTACGCCAACACTAACGCTAGATGCAACAGTAGCCCCTAAATAATTATTAAATCCTGTTGGCGGTGAAGCACTTAACTGTTGCAAATTAAATTTAGACGCTAGTGATTGAAAATAAAAAAATCTATCAATTACATACACGTTGGTTGCGGTGGCAGATGGCGTAACGCTACTTGTTGCGTTGTATTGGCTTATCACCATATTCCCATTGATGATTCGATTCTTGAACGACGACGCATTACCAGCGCCTAGCGAGTAGCCAGACTCTGTGGTCATCTTTTCTGCTTGTACTGTGCCGAAACTCATGATTGCTCCTTTGGAAAGCGTGCCTTAATCTCTGTGACCTTGGCTTGCCATTCTTCCATTGTTGCCTCACCACGCTGTGCTTTGAAGAACAGTGGGTCGGCTTCGTTGATGTATGCCATGCGGCGATTTTCGCCAGCAATGCGTGCAGGCTCAAAAGACTCTAGACGAGCCAACTCTGCGTTAATTTCTTGCTCAGTTGGCTTGGGTTGATTTTGGTCAAGCCAGTCAAGACCAGAATATTCTTCACCTCGCCACACCCACTCAGCCTTTGGGCGCAACGACTGAATTGCTTTTGATTTTGTTGTCATGCCGCAATCTCCATAAGTGTGATGATGCCGGGGATACTAGCAGTCATGTAGGTAATCGGGTAAGTTCCCTCACCGCTACAAAAAACAGAATAAGTTGTAGAACTCGTTGTTGCTGGGGAGTCAACCATGTGAGAGTTGTACCTCCAGCGAAAACTGGTGGATGTAGTGTTACCCATTTCAGTTCCCAAAGTTCCTGTGGTTTGTTCTTGAATTACGGTTGAACCTCTTCGGATTTGAGCGCCGCCAATGACTCGAATTGTTGCACTCGAATCGGAGTTCCAAGGGTAAGTGACCATTACAAGTATTTTGCTTGAAGATGATGTCGGAGTAATTGATGCGGAAAGACCAATACTTGTGAATGTTGTTGAGGATATGCTAATCGAAGTTGTAGAAGTTGCGGTCACAACTTGCAAGATTGAGCCAGTTGGCAATGCGCTCTTGGGGATGCTTTGAGCGGCGCTCGTCAACAGCGTGCCAGTGTTATCTGGCAGTGTCAGCGTGCGGTCGGTGTTGCTGTTTGGGCTGGCAATCGTGAAGATGCCTGTGCCGCTGGCGTTACCAGCTAGTGATACCTTGC